GACCTACCTGGACAACGCCTTCTTGCTGGCGCAGACGCTCAACACGGGCTCGGCAGTGGCGACGGGAGGTGTGTTCGCAACGTTCACCAACATCGCCCCCTACAACATGCTGATCGGCGGACCTTCGGGCAAAGCGAAGTACGCCGGGGCCGTGGTGACCTGGACCGTTCAGCCGACCGTCATCATGACGATCGGTATGTCCACGTGGGCGGCCGGAACCGAGGCAAACCTCGAATACTCCTGGCTGCACTACGAATTCGACGGCCACATGGCTCTACCTCCGGGAAACGCCATCTCTCTGGTGGGTGTTGTGGCATCGTCCACGACCTTCGTGACCTCGTTCGTATTCGCAGAACTTCCTCTGCCGGCGGCCATGCCCTAAAGGCTGACGTGATCTAACAGGACGGCGCTGGCTCACCCCGGCGCCGCCCCATAGGAGAGAGACGTGGAGATCGAATCGGGGGCCATCAAGTGGCTTGAGCAACTGGACGAAGTGCACCGCATCGAAGCGGTCAGGGAATCCTTTGCGAAGGTGGCCGCCACGCAGGAGGGCAAGATCGTGTTCATCGTGCTCCTGGGGGAACTCTTCTACATCCTCCCGGCCACGACACCCGAACAAGTTGCCCTGTCGAATTTCGCCAAGGAGTTTGTAGCCAAGCACTTTGGCGAGCACGCACAAGCGAGGGTCCTTGAGGCCCTGCTAGCAAGGAGTGACTGATGGCTGAAGTACAGGTGGCGAATCCGGTAGTCCCGGGGACTTCGCCAGCCGCAGAAAAGACGGAACAGGATAGCAGCATCCTCACCGGCAAGACTCAAGCTGCCGAGGGCACCACGCCGTCGGCGGAAGGTGCCGCCTCTGAGACGCCCAAATGGATGGCGCAGCTACCCGAAGACCTGAAGAGCTCGAAGAGCCTGACCAGATATCCGACCATCGGAGATCTTGGGAAAGCCTACGTAGACCTCGAGGGGAAACTGGGATCGGCTGTTACCCTACCTGGCCCACAGGCGACGGACGAGGAACGGGCGCGGTATCGCAAAGCGATAGGCGTGCCCGACAAACCCACCGACTACAAGATCGAAAGGGTGAAACTGCCGGGCGGTCTGTTCGAGGGAATGGACGACCGCTTTCTCGCATTGGCTCACACGATGGGCATGACTCCCGACCAGGCCAAACTCTTCCACGCCTTCTACAACAAAGAGATCGTGACGACGCTGAAGGACAAGTTGACACTGGTCAAGAGCACCATACAGGAAACCGAAACGGCGATGAGAACAAAGCACGGAGCCACCTATGAGACGGTAGCGACCAACTGGGACCGGGGACTGAGGGCCTACTTCAGTGAACACGCTATCCAGTTGTTCGCTCGTTCTGGACTTGGCAACGACCAGGATATTCTAGAAGGGTTTGCCAAGATCGGCGCTACCGTGGTCGAGCACAAGTTCGTCGATGGTAAACCTGCGGGTGCCGGGGCGCCAAAACCATTGGAAGAGCTGATGTACGGCCCCGAAAAGAAGTAGTCGGGACGTAAGGGGGTGCTCCTATGAGCACTCTGACAGGGGTTTCCTACTCGGACTTCTTGTCCCGGCTGGGCCCCGACAACAAAATCTCCGGGATCATCAACCTGTTGATGAAGACCAACGACATCATGACGGACTACCAGTCCGTCGAGTGTAACAAGTTGACTTCACATCAGACCACGGTGGTCAACGGACTGCCCACGGCAACGTGGCGCATTCTCAACTACGGTGTCGCTCCGACCAAGGGCGTGACCAGCAAGATCGAGGACTCGACCGGTATGCTGGAAGCCTACAGCGAAGTGGACAAGGACATGGCCGACCTGAACGGGAACGCTCCCGCCTGGCGGCTCTCCGAGGCGCGGTTGCACCTGGAGGGTATGAACCAGCAGATGGCCACGACCATGATCTACGGCTCGCAGCTCACCTACCCCGAGCGGTTCACTGGATTCTCGCCGCGGTATGCGGCCCTGGGCACCGACCCCGACACCAGCACCTACAACTGCGTGAACGCCTACGGCTCCGCAGCGGGAGCCGACCAGACTTCCATGTACTTGGTGTGCTGGGGAGAGAACACGGTGCATGGCTTGCACCCGAAGGGATCGGAAGCCGGCCTGAAGCACGAGGACAAGGGGCAGGTTACTCTCGACCAGCCCGCCGGGTACCACTACGAGGGCTACAGGGACCACTTCCAGTGGAAGCTGGGACTCACCGTGCGTGACTGGCACTACGTGGTACGTATCTGCAACATCGACACCAGCGCCATCACCACAAGCGTGGTGGATCTGTTTGCCGCGATGATCGACGCCTACTACCGGATCCCGCACATGGGCATGGGGACGGCGGTTTTCTACGCCAACGCGACCGTGCTTGCCTGGCTGTGGAAACAGTACACGGCGAAGACCAACGTCGGGCTGACCGTGGACCAGACCATGGGGAAACCCGTGCTCAACTTCCAGGGCATCCCGATCCGTCGCTGCGACGCGATCCTTAACACCGAATCCATTGTCACCTAAGAAGGGAGGAAAACCATGTTTATAGACTACGAAGGCAATCTTTCGGACGCACAGGCCGAGACCACGCAGGCCGCGCATAACAGCACCAACGTGCTGGACCTACAGGCTGCGGGCCGCAGGATCATCGACCCTTGGTGGTACGTCTTCCGCATCGACACGGCAATCGTCAGTGCCGGCGGTGGGACGCTGGACATCCAGTTTGTGACCTCGGCTGCCGCGGTTCTAAGCGGGGCAACGGTGCTCTGGGACAGCGGGGTCATAGCGAGCGCTACGATCGTAGCGTGGGCGGCGAACGCCGTTCCCTACGTGATCCCCGTCACCTACAACGGAACACTGCTCCGGTACGTTGGCGTGATCTACACCATCGGGACGGCCGCGTTCACAGCGGGCAAGTGGGACATGCTGCGGGTCATCAATCCGCCCCAGCCCATCCTGTAAGGGGGAAGTATGGAAGTGGTTTGTCAACGGACCTGCTACAACTCGACGGGCATGATGCTCTACGAGAAAAGTCGAGTCTACGAGGCGGACGACAGGGAACTGAAGGGAAGGGACCTGATGAAATATTTCAGACCCTTGAACGACGTTCCCCCGGCGAAGGCTGAGGAACTCGTGGCTCGAGAGCAGGCTGTGCGTGCGAAGTCAACACGGGCAGCCTCGAGGAAGAGCGCGTAGCAACAGGGGGCTCCGCAAGGGGCCCCCATCATCGCAGGATGGCGCAGATAGTTAGCGCGCGCGGCCCATACCCGCGAGGTCGAAGGTGCAAATCCTTCTCCTGCCAACGGAGGACACCATGCCAGTACGGAAGGTTGGAAGCGGCTATCAGTGGGGAAGCCACGGGAAAATCTATCGTGGCAAGGGCGCACGGAAGAAGGCTGCCAAACAGGGAGCCGCCGCCTACGCTCATGGCTATCGAGGGAAGCGGGGAAAGTAAATGCTCCCCCTCGACGTTATCAACCGTGCCCTTGCCCGCCTCGGGGCTTTGCAGGCAACGAGCCTCGCCGACACTGCCAAGAATGCGGCCCGGGCTATCGCTGCCTACGCTCAGGCTCGGGACGAGACCATGCGCATGGTGGACTGGCCTTGCATCACCAAGCGCCAGCGGCTCCTCGGCTGGGATGAGCAGGCTACCCCGTGGGCGCTATCGACAGCCTATGTAGTAGGCGACCGGTGCACCAACGACACGGCCAAGACCTACCAATGCACGGTGGCCGGGGTATCGGCTGCGGCGGGTGGCCCTACGGGCACGAGCGCGGGGATCACGGACGGAACGGTGACCTGGGCCTACCAGGAAGCAAGCACGGCGCTCAACAACTGGTGCTGGCGTATCAACACCGCATACGTGGTCGGGGACCTCGTGAGCAACAACGTCGGCAAGGTCTACGTGTGCATCACCGCGGGAACCTCGGCAGGTTCGGGCGGACCCACGGGGTTGACGGCGGACATCACGGACAACACGGTCCACTGGCGCTGGTACGGCACCCCCGGGGAGAACCTGACCCTTTTCTCTTTTGTCTACATCTACCCCTCGGACTGTCTGAAGGTTCAGAAGATCATCGACCAGGGCGCCGCCGAGGAAGGGGATCCCGGGGTCCAGTACGTGCGAGAGCGCAACATGATCTACTGCGACCAGGACGACAGCTACGCCAAGTACACCGTTCGGGAAGAGGACCCCACCAACTGGGACGACATCCTACAGACCTGTATCGCGCTGAAACTTGCGCACGAGATTGCATTCGACTTGACCAAGGACAAGGCGATTGTAAGCAGTGTGTTCGACGAGCTGGGGCGGATGCTGGCCACGGGGAAGAATGCGGCCATGGCCGAGCGCGTCGAAGGACAACCCGAGCCGGGCCTGTGGGTGGATGCGTAAATGCGATCATCGGTACCGCTCACCGATTTCTCAGGCGGGGAGATTTCGCCGGTCCTGACCGGGCGCTCCGACTGGCAGGGCTACGCCAAGAGCCTCCAGACGCTGGAGAACTGGGTACCGTATTCCACGGGGCCGCTGACCACGCGCCCGGGGGCGAAGTACCTAGGACTCACGAAGAGCGGGGCGGCCGCGGTAATCGTGTGCTTCCAGGTCTCGGACGGGGCGCAGTATCTTCTTGAGTTCTCTGCCAGCCTTTTGCGGGTCTGGTAC